CTTATAAAAAGCTGTTCCAAGTATCGGACGGACAACCGCCTTCTGTACTCTTAAAGTGACCACCTCCAGGATCTTGTCGTCCACGTTCTCCTGGATCAGTGCCAGATCCTTCAAGTCTTCGGTTCCTATGAATAAGCTGTCTGCCATTTGTCTCTAGTTTAATATTACATTTTGCTTCCAGTAGTGTCGACAGCTTGGTTGATTGGTTCCTGTGTCGATGTTATGAAGCCAGCCTCCTCTATAGTGCCACACGTCTCTCCCTACTTGTCCACCGATCAGCTCGATCTCTGCACGAGTGTACGCTCTATTTAATTGGATAAGCGTCGCACAGAAGTCTCTCGACTTTCCTCCAGGCTTTAAGTCAGGAGCGTCTGGTCTCAACTCATAAGTGTAGAGCACTCGCAAAGTGTCAGCTGTAGCGATCGCCTCAGCCCCGTCATTTGTCAGCTCAGCACGCCCGTCTCCAGACACGCCTTTGATGTACCCATTGTTCTCAAGGTTCACAAGTCGCTTCCCTAGATCCACGCTTTTCATATCAAGAGCTTCAGCCATTGCGCTGGTGTTCTCCTGGTTGTTTACCATTTGTAAGATCTTCAGATCCGCATCATCCAGGAACAGCTGGAACTTGTCCTTAAGGTACGCCTCGATCACACTGGCGTCTGTTGTGCTACCATCGAACTCGTCAGACTTTAGGATCTTTAGATCCGACAGGTCGATCCCTGCGTCCTCGAATAAGCTCAGCACCACCTTCTCATCGTCTGCCATGAAGGCGTCCCCTCCTCCCTTTGACTCGATCACGTTTCCACCTGGAACAGGAGGAAGCCCTGCGAGGTTTGTCCTCTTCTCGTTTAATGTCATAGCATTCAACAAGGCGTTAGCAAGTAGTGGACTCAATGAACTCAAAGCTGTAGCCACTTTGTTGTCCTCGCTTGTCGCTTGCTCAAAAACTGGTGTATAGTTCTCGAACTCTATTTGTCCACCCTCTGGTAGATCGTTCAGCTCCTTCAGCCCGTAGGTGATAGCGTCGGCTATCTTCTTGCGTCTCCTGGACACATAGGTCTCATTGAAGCGTGCGAACGAAGAGGTCAGGGCGTTGGTGTCTGTGTTGCCTAGTTTCCCGGCTATCTCAAGACCGAAGAGCGCAGGGTTCTGAACACTGTGCCCGATCATGATACTCTTCACCAGGTGCTCCTGGGTGTTGATGTACTTTTGATCATTGCCATTGCCTCCAATATTAAGAAGCTCCGCAGATCTCTCGGATCCATCACTGTACAAGATCATCATCCCGCCCTTCTTCTTGCGATCTGTGGATTGTTCCTTGATGTCCTTCTCGATCTTCTTGCGCTCATCTGGCTCAGGGACTCCATCCTTGAGATTTAGGATAGTGTTCGAGCTCCATCCATTGATCACCTCAGCATAGTGGAACCAGTTCATCTCTATGTCCGCCATGATAGAAGTGACAGCGCCACGATATCCAACCACCGGGAAGATCCCGCTGGACAATTTCGCCTTCTTCGTTTCATCGGTTAGGATCTGCTTCGCCTTTGTCTTTACATAAAGTAAACACTCCGTTGTGGTCTCCTGTATCTCATGGATCGAAGGGATGGTTCTGTAGTTCGTTTTCTCCTTGCTCTGTGTCTTGCTCTTCCAGTTGTCTGAATAGTGGAATAGCTTCAGGTTTTCGCCTGGTCTGATCATCTCGAAGCTCGCCTCATCCATGTACCACTTCGAGGTCGCCATGTTCTTCTTGAAAAGTAGATAAAACCCGTCCTGTACTTCAAAGTCAAAAGCAATCTCTTCCACGATCTCATCCAGGGACATCTTGCTTTTTCCGTTTTGCTGTATATCCTTGTCCAATCCTTCCCAGGATCCTGTGGCTTTGACACCGTTCCCCGCCACGAAGATGGTCTTCTGGTTAATTATCCCGCCATGAATAGGTGAGTCGTATACAAGTTTGAAATAGAACTGAGGCATGAGGTTGTCCTTCCCATATTCGACCCATCCGCCCGTGTTTACCTTCTCAATAGGATCAGGAGCTTCCGCCTCTCTCATCTTGTAGCTGTAGAGGTATTTATTCTTGTGTTCTTTTGGCTTGTCCTTAGCTTCCTCGCTCATAGCTTACCCTTGTTTTGTCCGCTGACTTTGTGGGTCTCACAATAGTCGCTTTATTTACAGTTAATTTACCACTTTCTACGAAGACCCCACGGGTCTGATCCGTGTCATCTGTGTCTGGCATTTGATAGACTTCGTATTTATATTGACCTGTCTCTGAAAATGTCACCTCACTCCCCTCTGTAAGGGTGAATAAATTGTACCTCCCAGGGAAGTCTGTCTCATCGGTTAGGAATGTCTTGTAAATGGTGTTACCGGACAGCTTCGTGAAGACGAACAGCCAGTTCTGTGCGATGTCCTCGTCCATTAATTCTGACAACGTCACGCACAACTCATTTGCCACCCCCTTGTCGATGATTAAGCTCATGATGTTCTACAGTTTTCCAGTGACTACTTTGTTGATCAGCTCCTTCTTAGTCTTCGCCTTGACATTTGGGTACTCTTCCCGCAACTCTGAGAAGGTGATTTTGTCGAGTGCCTTGCGATGCTTGTCTTGTTCGCGAGATGTGTCCACATTGTCCACTTTCGTGGTCTTCTTTGGAACAGCCACCTGGTCAACAAAAAACTCAGTCTTCCCATATCGCAACAAAACAGGAATTGCTTCCTCGTTCACCGTGATCGTGGTGTTCACTTCTCTGATGTAGGTACGTGCCCCCACCATTTTAGGATCTAACTTGTGTATTTTCTTCTTCATGTCTTTTACTTTAAAAAGGGGGTACAATTCGCACCCCCTTCTCGTTATAATTATCTGATATGTCTATCTTCTCCCTACGATGTAGGTGCAAGCATAGCCGTCACGATAGCCGACGAGATCTTTGGCGCCTTTGTCTTCTCCTTCCCGGTGAAGGTTAAGGTGTTGCCGTTCATGTCCTCGTATGCTGTCCCAGGTGTTCGCTCGTCCGTCATCTTCGCACCATTCTCTAGGAATAGGTGTTCATAGGTTCCATCATTTAGCTTGTGAATTAAGCCGATCCTCCCCTTTGCACCGACGTCGATCATGTTGATCATTGCCGCAGTGTTCCCGTGAAGTATCACTGTACTCGACTGCTCTCTGGCGTAGGCTTTATTCGCTCGCTCACCGACGGCTGTGTCTGTGAATGTAGCGGTCTCGATCTCAACATTCAAAGGGTAGGCGTACTTCCCTGACACAAGTGTCAAAGCTGTCACATTCCCCGCGGACACTGTTCGAGTGTCTACATTACTTGCTCCAGTATCGTCTTTTAACGAATACCAGTAGACTGTCTCAGTACCACCAGCCACATCACAAAGAGCGTCATATCCTTCTTCTATTTCACACATAATTGTCGGATTATCTACCTCTTACGAAGTAGGAGTTAAACGTAGCCTAACGAAGTACTGAGGAAGGACAAACTGAGTCCCAAGTCGAAGCATCGCTTCAGCCTTTAACTTGTTGTCATATTCATCATACTTGATGGCGATCGTATCAAGATCACTCTCCAAGTCCGTACCCACAAAGGCATAGTTATAAACGAAACCATACATTTTCCCCTGACCGTTCAATTCTGGAATAGTCTCCACTTTGATGTCAGTTGTTGGAAGCGTGAACTGTAATGTCCCACCGATCTCCTGACGGTCGTCGATGTTCGCATTGAAGTCCTTATCATTCCAAACCTGGTCAATAACAGCACGAGCTTCTTGTCGTCCTGTAAGTATCACGACGTTCAAGCCGTCATCAAATACTTCAGATGGGATTGTATCGAACACAGTTTTCGCTACGTCGTACCCGTTGGTCGCGTCGATAGCTGTCTCTGTTGAGTACGCTATATTCACACTTGAATCGTTGTCGATTAACTTAACCAACCCGTCGAAGTGTGCAAGATCTGGGTCACCGCTTGCTGTGTCACCAAGTACAACAGCGCGTTGAGCTTTACGTCTTAAAAGTGTACCAAGGTACGCGATCAAAACATCCTCCAGAACCATCTCCTGGTCTTGGCGGTTGGCTCCTAATACATTCAACATCTGAGTGTACTTGCCATTCAAATCCTCGTTGCAGAACTCGATACCAGCATAAAGACGAGTCGCTGAGATCGTTCTACCTGAGAACGTCACAGAACCATCTGGCGCTGGAGTACATCCTGACATTGTCTGTAGAGCCATGTCAGCGGTTAATAACTTAAGCTCTCTCGAACCCTTCACTCCTTCCTCAAGTACTAACTTGGATAGGAACGTGCTCGACTCTATGATGTCCAGAATGAACTCGCCACTCTGATCGTCTGTGTAGTCTGCCAATGCAGACACATCGAAGTCGAATTTATCTTTTAATCTTTGTGCAAATTTTGACATAATGCAAATTATTTAGATCCTCTGATTAATGCAGAGAATGTTGTCTTCTCTCCTGCGATTTTTCTCACCTTCTGCTTGAACTTGTCGTCCTTGCTGTCTGTGATTAAATCGATCACTTTCTGATGAGCAAGTGCCAGCTCCTTAACTTCGTGAAGTTTCTCTTCCACTTGCGTGTTGATGAACTCCTTGATCTCCTTGTCGTACTTCTTCATGAAGGCAGTGAACTCCTGAGCGCTCATATCATCGCCAGCTTCCACTTCTTCCATCGCAGTTACAACACCTTGATCGTCCAATGTGATCACCCAGTTCTTGTCATCGACAGAAACCTGATGTTCACCAGTTGCAGGGATATCCTCCCCTTCTTCGTTCTTTGTCATCACGACAGTCCCCACTTCAAGCGTCCCCTCATAACTGAGTTCTACACCATCCGCAGATGTTACTGAAGCGAAGGTTTCCTTTTTCTCTTTCCCGAAGGCAAGATCCCAAAGGCTTTTTTTCCCTTTTTTCATTGTTATTGATTTGAATTTATTCCTGATTTTTCCGTCACTATCGACTAGAATTTTTGTACCGTCTTCAATCATGTACTCACCATCTGATAGTTTGCTTGTGTGAACTGTGCCGTCCTCAGTCGTGTAGGATGTTGTCAGCTCATCACCCAGCTCAAAGCTGTCCTGATCCACATCTATGTCCCACTTGCTCACCTCCGTAATGGATCCGAACTTCCCCTTCGCCATTTTGAAGTTCTGAGCTGGAACTCTGTCGAAGATCCCCTCAACACTGAAGCCCACGAAAGTCCCATCCTTGACCTTGTTCCAGATCTCATCATCCTCGATGAAGTAAGTGGCTATCCAGGTGCCGTCCTTAAGGTTCTGGTCTGCGAACGCTTCGGGAGCTTGTGCTCTGTGTCCCTTGCCGATCAAGTACGACTCCATCATGTGGACGCCTTTGATCTGCTTGGCACCGTCGTGCATCTCGTTCAGGTTATTGTTGAACCCGTTCCTGTGGAATTTCTTGTGAATCTCGAAGATGTCCTCACTCTCGAAGACAACCTCATGCTCACCATGTACAGCGTCATTTCTGTAGATCTTTGTATCTGCGGAGATCATCACGCCCGTCACCATTCTCTTCTCTCCCTTGGCGTTCTCGTCGAACGAGTAAGGTATCCCGTCATTCTTACCGAATGAGATGAAGCCTTTTGTGTGAGCTGGCGCGTCGACTAATGCGTTAAAGTCCACACCCGTCTCGCTGTCTTCGCTGTTAATCTTTATTTTGTACAATGGTAGTGCCATGTTATTCGTGAGACGCTCGTGCTTTTAATTTGGAACTTTTCAGTCTGACATTGTGCTTGTGTCATCCACTTCAGCCTTGTCGTCCAGTGCGATCTTGAGATCACTGTCCACGATCTTGACCTTCTTATCTCCACCGCCTGGAGAAGGAAGAGATCCTCCACCTCCATCAGCATCGACACCAGCCTGATCAAGCAAGTCCTCGGTGAGGGTAGTGTCTCCACCTCCACTAATATCTGGAACACTTGGAGCTCCGACACCTACGGATCCAGTGGTTCCAGCTCCACCGCCACCGCCACCCTGGAACTGTTGCTTCTTAATCTTAGCGATGTTTGCCACTGTTGAGGCACCAACCGCCACAGCGTTCACCGCCTTTAAGATTGTGCCAAATGGTTCGGGAATTACAGACTGAGCTGTTAAGGCGTTTATGACTCCCTGGATTCCGCTGATCGTGCTCATCCCAATCTGGACACCTTTATTAACATTGAACTGTTTCTTCTGACTAGCCAGGTGAGCCTGGTCTCCCTCCTTAAGGTTTGACTGTTGGATGCTGAAGACTGCGTCACTTAATCCCTGGACAGCTGTCGCTCCTTGTTGAGCTATGTCGAACCCTGTCGCCATTGCTTCCTCCTTGATAGCCTTCTCCCTGTCCGCTGTCTCTTGTGCTAAGTTCACCAGCTTCTCATTGTACTCTTCCTGGATCTTGAACTTCTCCCCAGCTGTTAGGTTCTCATCTTGTAGCGCGATATCTCTCTCTAGTTCTGCGAGCTCTGCCTTGACCTCCTGGGTCGCCTCGAAGTCTTCACGCATCTGGATCAGCTTCCCTTCCAGCTCTGCCTTCGCGTTCGCGTTTTCACGATCAAGCGCCTCCTTGTCCTTCTGTGCTTGTTGTTGGTCAAGACGTTCAAGGTTGGCGCGTTCTTGCTCTGCAAGTTGATTTGTCAACGCTGTCGACTCCTCTGCTTGTTTTCTCCTTAACGCTTCCAGGAGCTTGGCGTCCTCACCGAACTCCTTGATCAGATCTTCACGTTCACGCTTGTGACGTTCCTGGAGCTTTAACTGTCGCTTCGTGCTCTCGTCATCAATGGACTCGATCATGAAGTCCCTGATCATTCTGTTGAGACGTAGCTCCTTTTGAGCTTGCTCTTCAGCCTCAGCTTCTTGTTGCTCCTTCCACGCCTTCCACTTGTCAGCTCGTTCCTTCCGATCTGCGTCATCAGCCTCTTGCTGTTCTCTTAAGAACTGAGCGTTCGACGCTTTAAGATCTACATGATACTGATCATCTAGAGCCTTGAGCTCGTCGTACTTGTCCTGTGCTGTTTGGATCTGTGTCTTCGTGCTCTCAATGATCTCCTCATTGTTCTCCTTCTCGGCTTGCTTAAGTAGTGCCTGGAGGTCTTTAATCTTTGCGGTCTGGACGTCCTTGTCTTTTCGACGGACTGCTTCCATTCTCTTGATCCTCTCAATCTCTAGATCATGAAGCTCTTGAGCGCTTGCGCCTTCAGCTTGTGCTATCTTAATCCTGTTGTCGACGTCTCTCATGTACGCCTCGCTGGCGCTCTTGATCCGCTTCTCGTTCTCCTCGATTATAGCGCCGAGCTGATCCTGCATATCTTTTGCCTTCTCTGTCTCCTTCCAGAAGGAAGTGATCGCAGAGACTAGCGCAATGATTCCAGCAAGGACAGCCACCAATGGGATCGCCAGCATGGCAATACGGAGGAGCTTCATCGCTGTGGTGGTTGCTGTGGTTGCCCATGTATATGCTTGCTGTGCCACAGTCATCACTCCGGTCGCTACGCTTCGCGCCTTTGTCATCAGAAGACTCTGACGATCGAGTGCGATCTTCAGCTCTTCCAGGCTCATCAATATGGTCTGAACCGCTTGGAGTTTTACGAAGGTTTGCTGTAGTGCTTCCGACTCTGTTCCAAGGATTGCCATTGTCCCCTCAAGAGCTCCATATCCAGACACGACTGTGGAGCCTAGCTGTAAAGCTGTACCAAGTCCACGACCTTGTTCAACCAGGGCGTCGACTGCTCTGTCTGTTTCAATTATCGCCTGCTTATATGTGACAACTTTTTGCTGTAGTTCCTGGAACTCCTGGCTCTGTGTTTGCCCCTCCAGGGTGAGCTTGTGCATCCTGTCTTCAGCTTCAGAGATCTGCGTGGTAAGTGGCTGGAGTTCTCCGTGCATATCCTCGAAGGTGGCGTTCACATCTGTCGCCACTTCAGACAGCTCCATATACTCGGAGGTCAATCCGCTGAGCTTCTTCTCCAGGTTCTCGACTTCTTTAGCATTTGACTTTGTTGATTTACTCGACTTGTCAAGAGCCTCCTGTGTCTCCTTGATCTCTCCCCTCAAATTGTCGAAGGTCTTCTGTACATTCTTGCCAGCCTTCTGAAGGGGGTCATTGATATTTTTGTTGATATCGTTCGCGGAGTTGCCAGTCTCGACCCTCGCCTTAAATACAATTTCTTCAGCCATGTCCTTCTAGTTTAATTCTGTGATAGTGGTAATCATGTCCACCACCGTGAAGTCTGTCGCACTGTCCACGTTTTTCCCGTGAACTTCTAAATAGTCATTTAGTGCTGGAGTCCATATGTATGTCAGTGAGCAATTCCCAACACCACCAGCTGATCCGTCTGAAGCTGTGAAGCTACTAATGACGCTGGAAGTGTCAACAGTTGCACCGTTAGACTCATAGATCCCGAAGGCGTGGAGCTCATTTTCTGCCCCTGTAAAGTATATGTTCACAGTGACTAGATACTGCTTATTGTTATATCCATTGTACTGCGTTCTGTTCGTGGTTGCATTTGTGAAGGTCTTGGCATAGTCCTCGGTGGTTGTCCCCGCAACCTTGTAGAACGTGTTCGCCACTCCCACAGTCGTGGCTGTCGCATTCCCTTGCATATGGATCCGAGAAGAGTCCACCCTTTGAGTGAGCCCTGCGTTGTCTAGCATCCTGATCTCGTCACTTGTTTCATCTAGTCCAGCCAAGTATGTCCCAGCTCCAGCGAAGTAGTTATTTGTCAACACATACCTGCCCGCATCGATGTTGACAGTGGTGTCGAAGTCCAGGGCTGTAGATGTTCCTCCGACTGTGAAGTCATTCCCATCAAACTCAACCCGCTTGTAGGTCTCTCCTCCTGGTGAGTCTATGAAGGTCTGGGATCCTGTCATCACAATATTGTTGTCATGGAAGTGAACGAAGAGGATCGTCCCATCCAGGACTAACTGATCCGGCTCATCAAAATAACTGCTCTCCACAAGGATCCTGTCGACGTCCTTCCAGGTGCCTATGTCCACACAGTTGTCAAAGTGGACTCTGATCATCTGAAGCTCGAAGTCTTGACCAGCTCCATCGAAGTCTGTCACCGTACAAGTGCTGTCTGTTTGCTTAAGCCCTAGATCCATGATGGTCAAGTGCTTTGTTGCTGTGATCATATTCGCGACCCCCAGGTTCGTAGCATCTAGTGAACTATTGAACATCCCGATACCCATCAACACAGTCCCATCTCCACAGACCAGGCGATTGTCATCCAAGTCAATATGCTCAGTGATGAAGTATGTGGTATTGTCTACCAGGGTGATGACGTTCGCCACTGGGGCAGGGAAGTCACTCAGATCAGCAACAGCCACGAAGCTGGTGCTCGTTGTCCCTAGTGAGACGATAGCGCTCCCCACTCTTGTGTAGAGTTTGCCTGTTGTCGAGTCAATCGCTTGCTCTCCTTCATAGAGATCTGTGGCGATCCAATCACCATTTCGATGATCAGCTGACACTGGTATGGTCGGCACCCCGTTTGTAAGTTTTGTTATTAGTCTGAAGTATTTGTCACAGCTCATGTCCTTTGTTTTTTATCCTCTAATTATTCCGCTTGTCACCAGCGCGGATCCTGTTAACCCTCCAATGAGAACACCTTCCCCTCCTGGAGCTTGTCCTCCCCCTGGGTTAGTGATCGGGTCATTCTCTGTCAATATCGGTGGAAGTGATGGGATTGTCGGCTTTGTCCTGTTCGGGTTCCTAGCTTCCAAAACCTTTATTAATTCCACTTTTGTCGTCTCTTGTATCTCGTCATCAAAGTCATCTATAATATTCAAACGAAACAAAGCACCATTCCACATCCTCAACAGATTGAACTGTGGAGTCTTTACCATTGACTTTGTCAGCTTAAGATATACCTCTAATAGTTTGCCCGCTGAGCTGGTCATCTCATTGATGAACTCAAAGTACCACTCACTGAATGAGTTCGTGGTTGTCGCTACAGTAGCAATATAATAGAGCTCAATCACCAGCTTGAAGTTCAGATCAAAGTCAGGATCCTCCCAATCATCGAAGTGATGAAGCGATGGATATGTGGCGTGTGCTGTTTGATTTGCTGGTGCCAGTGCATCCGTCAGGATCCAGTTCCCTGTCTTCAGTCCGTTCCACATCATGACCCTGGGCGCTCCTTTGTTAGGCTTGACAACCCCGTTGTTAATCTTGATAAACCTGGGCACCAAGATCCCCGGGCTGATCTCGTAGGGTATGATCGTCCCATAGTTGAGTTTGTACTCCTGCTTCCCTTTGGCGAAGGTGCTTTGATTCTCGAAGCTGTGATCTCCATACTTCTCCCCCCACTTATCAAAGTAGTCAATCATGTCCTGATCCTTGCCGTCCTTAAATGTGAAGTTGTGGGTCTTCTTGTACTTGTTCGCGATCGGTGTGGTGAGGATCTCCTTCTTATGGTCTACGATCTGAGTGATGTCCTCGAACTCAGTGGTGTCTTGATAGTAGTCTGGCAACGATACGATGTCCACCTCGTTGTCCTCATTTGGGTCTGTGATGTACAGGTTCGCGTGTTTGATCGCTGACATCAGGAACTCGCTCCCCTTCATCTCTGGAAGGAATTGATTGAGCACTACAGTGTCCCCGTCTGTGATCGTTGTGTCTATACTCTCCAGGTCTAAAGTCACCGGAGTGTTCTCAGTGTAGTCTACAGTTACGGGTGTGCTTATTCCTGCCCCAGTTCCATCTGACACATATACCTTCCCGATGTATCTCATCTTGAAGTCTATCACGTCCCCAGAGTTTGCGCTGATTATTATACTACCAGAGTATGTCACTGTTCCAGTGTTCCCTGTGTCAGTTTGTGGAGTTGCCTCAAAGGCTCCGAGCTGTCCGAAGTTCTTGGTGACATATAGGTGATGATGTCGTATGTAGTCGAATGTCCAGCTCCCAAGGTTGACAGTGTAGTCCAGCACCATATTGATAGTGAGCTTGTAGTTCCCAGTCTTCTGGATTGTCAGAACTCCATTGTCCCATTGTGCGAAGTTGTCCTGTGTTACCACTGGCGTGAAGTATGTGTCACTCAAGACCGCAAGGTTCGAGGATAGAGCTCCGATATATTGACTTGTTCCATATGTGGCTGGAGTGAACCCGTTGACGTTTGCTGTCCAGTCATATGTTCCAGCGTCCAGGTCTACGATCCGATCATCCACCTCTGAAGGTGGCAGTGTCTTGAGATCCCCGCCTCCATATCCGAACAGGATGTTCTTGAACCTGTCGGAGTCTAGTGATGTAGACGTCACTGTGATCCCTACATATTCAAACAGCTTAACCAGCACCTCCCTCCAGTGAACTTGAGGGACTAGATCCGTCACCTTCCAGATCAGTGTCCCAGCTCTTGGAAGTCCTCGTTCTATTAATCCATACCGATATCCAGATCCAGAAGCGGTCAACCAGCTCGCTCCTATATTCGCACGGCTGAGGGTGTGGTCATAATCTGACCAGTCCAGCTCATTGATCTTAACATTTGACATCAGCTTGAAGAAGTCAGCGGTCTCACTGAACAGCTGACAAACGAAGACAATGTTCCCCCTCAGCTCCTTAATCTTTACCAGCTTGAGCATCCCCTTCATGATGGGGATCCCCTTCTTCCAGTATATTGCCTCGATCCTTTGAGTTGCATCGAAGTTGATAGATCCATCTGTCACCGTCAAGGAATAGGATCCTCTGAAGAAGCGACGGTTCTCCACTGTGTCAGACAGCTCTATAGTCTTGGAGAAGTCTCTCTTCCTCTTGCTTGGATCCTTAGCATCCGCGACCGCCTTAGTAATTGGGAAGGCGATCTTCTTGGTGATCTGTAGCTCGAAGCCGTTCGCTTGTAAAGTGTCGCTCATAGCTTTACGGTTCTATTTAAGTTCGTTCTCATGTACTTCCAGGACTCGAAAAAGAGATCGTCAAAGCGATCCTGTCCTTCTGTCCAGGACGTGGTTGTGATCTTGACAGTCACAGCGTCACCAGCTGGATCATAAAGAACATAGCCAAGACCAGCCAGTCCTTCGACCAGCCAGTTCTGGAGCTCTCTTGTGATGTACTCCGTTGTGATCGTTCCAGTGTTCTCGATGTCCTTCACAAAGTCAATCTCTCCAGATGTCAGTGGCGTGTAGTTAAAGCTCAGATTGTCCCACTGTCCGAACTGTTTGATGTAGTTCCTTGCCTTAACCTTGCCCTTGTCGGTCTTGTTATGGACAAACACAAAGGTGTCCCATCCTCCGAAGCGGTTCCCCCACATAAGTGAGTGAGCTGTCCAACAATAATCATCCTTATATCTGAAGGTTCGGATCTCACTTGTCCCTATTTGAATAGTGAAGTACGCTGTCTGGTCTAGCTCAAGAGCTGAGAAAACTGTCTCCAGGTTCGACTCGCTGAGATTTAACTGCCAGGCGATATAGGTCTGGTTGACTGTATAGGTGTTGATGGAGGCGTCATTTGCATCGTATAGGATGATCTTCAGCTGTTGGCTTGTGTTGTCGCTAAGGATCTGTAAAAATACATCCTGGTTCCTCAATATATTCCAGTCCTCTGTTTGTGGGTAGTTTGTCAGGAACTTCTGGTTCACCCAGTCAGTCTCAAAGTCGATAGAACTCCAGTCGATGTCACTCAGTCCAGCCTTGAATGTGTAGGTCTCTGTTGATGTGCTTGTCGCCTGGTCAGCTGGTGGCGTTCCATAGTTCTCTGTCACTCGGAGCTTCACCCCTCTAACTGGTAGGAGCTCTGTCTCTAGTCCTGTAGTCTTGGCTGGTAGATCTATCGCGTCCAGGACATAAGTCGAAGCGTCAAAGTGTGCTCTGTTGCTTACCTCTGGGAAGACCTTGTCCTCGCTCAATACTGTACCCGCCAGGATCACCTCCACCTTAAAGCTAAAATTGTCTTGAGCTGTTTGGTCGGAGCTGAAGACATAGGTCAGTGGGTTGTCACTTGGTGCGTAGTTGTTTGGAATTGAATGGAAACTTATTGCCATGGTGCTGTGATATTTATTTCGATCGCTCTGCCGAGTACGTTCTCGATCGGGATCCTCATTTTTTGTATTAAGCTGTCATTGACCACATCCTCAAAGAACGGTCTCCCCTTCTTCCCGAACTTCTTGATGTTGGTCTGTATTGCCCAGGCGAAGCTGTCGAAGTCTTTGAACTCAGCGGGAAGTGATAGTCCTCTTGCAGGGATCCAGTCAACTATCGCCTCGTGAAAGGTTTTCTCTCCAGATGGAGCTGTCCCCCAATTAGGTGCTCCATGGTTCTCTTCTGTACCGTTCACCCCGTAGTTGACAAACTTCCAGTAGTCCTCCATCATTATACTGATAGAGACAGCGTCCCCTGAGAACTCAACCCTGGATGGCTTTATGCTTTGTGATAGTCCACGCTGTGCCGTGTTAATGTTTCTGTCTTGTAGTGCTTTGCGTAGGTCGTCAATAATCTCGTTAGTCATAGACATAAGGAGGTCTCCCATCGGGTTGCCTGGTTGGTTCTCCAGGATAGCCTGGGAGATCCCCAAATTCATAGACCGTAAGATATCACCTTCTGACATGAGTGCGCTGTGCTTTCTTGTGAGACGCTTCCTTCTTTGTTTTGAAACCTAGGAACTTGAGCTTAAACATAAAGCCGTGAATGTTCATCTTTAGGACTGGCTCCCAGTCTCCCCCGTGGTAGTGCTGTGCGACGTAGTCGATCGCCATGAACCAGTTGTTAACAAGAGTCTTGCCCCGTTTATTATTCTTTTTGTCATCTTCTCCGCCTGTTTCTGTTGGATGTATTTTGTCGCGGAGCGTTCGTATTGCTTCAAAAAAAAAGCGTTAAGCTGTACAAAAGTCTCCAGGGGAAAGTGATCCTCAAAGTCCTTGTATCTGTCCTTGATCGGGTGGAGGGCGTTCTTGTTCTCATCCTTCTCCCCGTACTTTGTACCCTCTGGAATGTAACAAAGGCACGCCAGTCTCACCGGATCCTTGTCCAGGTCAGATCCTTCAGTGTCAACCACCCAGCTCACAGGTGGACGTTCTAGATCCACAAGCTCGTAGCTCTTGCCATTGATCTCGATCTTCTCAGGAGGAGCGTCTGCTATCCTCATCTGACCGATGTCCTTCATCACCCTGTAGTATATTTTGTGCATATCACCAACATCGAAGGATCCGATGAACTGCTTCGACTTCCCCAGGAGTCTACTCAAGAAGATCAGCTTCCCTTCTAGGCTTATCTTCTCCAGTTGGAATTGAGGATCCATACAGGCACGGGCGTGTCGGATCCTGTAGTCGTCCTTAGTCTTTGGGACACGTATGTCCACGAACTTAACTTTCTTTGTTTTACTTGACATGGTCTTGTGTTATGTGGTTACTGAATAAAAAAGTCTTCGGGTCATATCCCTCCGCTGGTGGCTTTATAGCCTTGAAGTCTTTTGTGACTTTGTCCAGGTCAACAGGTAGCTCCATCACTTCGCTGATCTTCTCAATACACTCACCAGGATGTAGAACGATTTCATGGTAGTCCATATGTTGAGATCTACGCCTCCACTTATTGAGGTATTCCCGCATCTTTGCCAGAGGCTTCTCCTCGTTCTTTGAGAACTTGCTCAAGGACTTGAGGATGTCCTGGTCGGATCTGTTAGTGGTGAAAATGTAGTCCGCTTTATTGTATAGAGCCTGATCGAACCTGTGCATCTTCACGATGTTCACCCCTGGCTTCAGCTCCATAAGGTCACCAGTTAGATTGATCTCACTGAAGTGTTCCTCCAGGACTAGCCTCACCATGTTGAACTGTGCGGTGGATCCTGATCTCTTAATTCCTGCTACTACTACTATCATAAATCAACACAATTTGGTCTTTTGTTATTTCTTTGAATTTAATGGCGAAGCCTAGCTTCTCAACTAGATCCACATAATCATGAGCGAAACAGTGGGAGCTCAGCCCCTTACTTGTTCCATGGTAACTAATCAAGAGCACCTCATTGCAGACTCTCCCCATCTCCTTGATGATTGTCTCCACTTCTCCAGGAGGAGCGTGAAGGAGGACTCTCAAGAGCAACCCCTTCTCAATCGTTCTATCAGATAAAGGAAGAGGATCCTGGTGGACGTTGTGGATGATGTGCTTGTAGTTAAGATTCTGGTCATGTGCTTCCTGTATGGCTCTTTGTCGATAGTTCTCACTGAAGTCCACACCAAACACCTGGACAGCATTCTTATAAAACTTAAATGTACGACCGACACCACAGCCGAAGTCCAGGATGTTGATCGCTCCCTTCAAGAACTCAGGGAGATAACTCTCCTCTGTTGTGTTGGTTCCATTCCTCTTGTTTGGATTGAACCTGTCATTCCAATATTTTACACTTTCATACATGGCTTTTCCTTTAACAAGTTTCTGATGATTGTCTTCTGTGGTTTACCGAACCGCTTGAGCGTTGTGTTGCTGTGTGCCTTCCTATAGATGTATATAGGTTCAGTGACCACTGCGACCTCGCTCTCCTCACAGATCTCAAGACACGGGAAGCTGTACGCTAAATCTGTGCAATTCTTAAAGAACTCCCCCTTATGTTTGAGCTGACTGGGTGGGATCTGCTTAATCAATCCAGTCCTAAAAGTGTTTAGAGCTGTAGCTCTCCACTTCTCTCCTCTGAAGCTCTTCCTCTTGTAGACTTTAGAGGGATAGGGCTCAGCCACAAACACACCACCCAGGTCAGTGATCCATGAGCCGTAGGTCATTTTGATCTCTTCTGTGTAGTATTTATTTAGGGTCTCCAGGGCGTTCGAGGCGAGCATATCATCGAGCCCAACAAATGCAACTACGTCCCCGGTGACATACTCGTGGATCGCGTTGTATCTATGCTCAAGGGCTCCGACATTGTCCAGGCTGGAGTAGATCTTGATCTTGTCCTTGTACTCATTTAAGACCTGGAGGGTGTTGTCTGTGCTCGCGTCATTGAACACTAAGATCTCAAAATCTTTATAGGTCTGCCTCAATAGGCTATCAATGCAAGGACGAACAAACCGTTCACAGTTGTAGCCTGTCACTATTAAGCTGTATCTCATCTCGATGCTTTTATGTCTATTATCTGGTCACAAATCTCTCGCTGTTTGTGTGCCTTCTTGTGTTCTGTTGTGTGGATCGTGCTCTCAATAGGAACGTCCATGTACTTGAAGTACCCCTTTTTGTGCTTCAGTGCCATGATCTTCTTGCCCTGCTTTGCCACTTCCAGGGCAAAGATGCAGTCACTCATCCGCTGGAGCTCATGGTTGTGTAGATCCTTTGGGAGGAAGTAGTCCGTCCGCCATGCACAGACACCCGTCCCTGGAACTGTGACCTCTATGTCTGCCCCGCTGTTCTGCAAGCAATGGATGGCTTTATGCCCTCGATAGTAGGGCACCCCCTTGTTCTCAACGATCCGACCGTGATGTGTCACTATGCACTTGTGGAGCTCTATGGCGGTGATCATATCCTCTACATATGTGGGTGGATAGATTATGTCATCATCAACAGTAAAGTAGTACACTGGATCCTGTGGGTCTTGGTACATTTTAAGCCCGTAGAATTTAGCATTGTCTACCAGGTCAGGATTGTCGTCATTGTTGTAGATGATTATCCTATCAGCTTGACCGATTAATGAGTCTATGGTTTTCTTCCTGAACTCATCCCTGACCCCAAAGGTCGCCATTCCGATGACCACCTTCGGACGTTTAGGTATTGAGACCAGTGGCGTGTTCTTGCGCTCTGATGGGTGCATCTTGCTCTCGTGCATTCCATGATAAGATAGTGACGGCTCGACTTGGTACATCGGGATCCTCTTCTCTTTTAGCTTCCTTGTGATCTGTGCCCCAACCCCTGAGCTCTTCCCTGGCTCATCGAACCAGTTCCCCTTAATAGGCTCAACCTTGAAGGACTTGAGGGTCTTGCGGTTTGTCACTCCTCCACAGTCAAAGAATTGCAAATCCTTAAACTGGTAGCCGTTCATGTTGAAATAGCGATCAGCTCGTGGAGTAGATCCCCAGCATTGCAGTCGACCGTCTGATATTATGCTAACCATGAAGCGGTCGTCTCTGAATTGACCATGTAGATCCTTGACGGTCTTGAGATCTATTTGACAAATGTCGTCCGGGATGATCATGAAGTCGTCCTGATCTGAGTCCAGGCACATCTGACGAGCTTGCTCCCATCTCTTCCAGAAGTTTTCCTTCCCGTATGTTTGAGGGTCTGCGATGATGTCGTGGTCGATCATCCCCTTGAGTTCCAGCTCTTGGATCAGTCGGTCAAGCATCTCCTCGCGTCCTGGACTACTAAATACTATTACTTTCATCTTCTTTGAATTTCGGAAGGGTGTCTTCACCTTCTTCCATTTGATTGATCTCCTCTATCATTTCATTCAGTTGGGAGATTGTCAGGTCTACGTCCTTGGATTCAAATCCTGAGACCATTTTGATCACTGCCCTGGCGTTCATCATGAGGGTCTGACACTTCGCTATCTTCTGAAGGACTTCATCCTTCTCTGATTGTGTCGCTCCCTTAACTACCCTTAGAGGGTGCTGGGCTGGTTTGTTGTTCTTTGCCATGTACTTCTGATTGATATATGTTTATAACTTCCCAGAACTTTTCAAACAGTTCCTTCGCTTGGTTGCTGATGTTCTCGCTTTGAGATCCTCTGATGAATGAGATGAGCTTGTTCTGCTTCTTAGCGATTGCCATGAGGCTATAGAAGTGCTTCTGTTTTAACCGGAGCCGATCGTTCTCCTCCTTGTATCTTTTTATCTCACTGATCAAGAAGCTGGCGTTCTCCATTGCCTCCAGTTCCTTCTTTGTTTCTATCAAAACATTGTCTTCCATTGCTTGTAAAATTAACGATTAAATCTTAATCAATCCGATGATTAGAAAATCGGAGTTTGTATCTAGTGACAGATCTACGACTTCCCAGTGTCCTAAGACATTGTTGATGTGGAAGTGTCAACAGGGAGCTCCAGATCGCGAAATAGACCATTTTGATTACTGCTTTTTTATTAGTATGTGAATGGATCCTTTTAATCATTTTCACAATTTTCGCTCTCCAATATTTGCCCAGCATATTCGTCCAGAACTTCCATAGTCCTGAGCACAATCCTGTCGGGATCTGTTCCTTCGTCTATTGTGTTGTGAACCTTCTCCATGATCTCGTCAGCTGAGACCTCGATCGGTGTCTCTCCTTCATCGAACTTGTAATTCTCAAACACGAAGGAGTTGTTCCCTCTATTGAAATAGATGTCAGTGAACTGGCTGAGGTGATCGAACTCACTCTTCAGATCATTGATGTCCTCCTGGATGTCTTCTAGTTGTATAGTCATGTCATTTTAATTTATCCGCCTATGGCGTAGTTTCCTTTGTATGGGTTTAGATCGAACCACTTCCTCATCAGGAGCGTGTCCCTCCAGTCTGGAGATCTCCCGATCTCTCCCTTGATCACGTCCTTCGGCACCACACGAAGAGCTCCTCCCTGGTCTACCTTGTAGGATCTTAACCATTCGAGCTCCTGGATGATCTCGTTCTTGTGATCCTCTGACAGGTCTGCGTGTATGTAGATCTTGTTCTCATTTATCTGTTCAGCTAGTCCATATGAACACTGAGCTTGTAGGTTCTGATAGTTAGGCACCAGCTTGTCCCCTGATGTGTTAACCTTAAGCGGTCGGCTGTTGTTAACGAATCCCTTGATCCCACAGCTGTCCACTACTCCGCCACCTACTCCATCCTCATCAGCCACGCAGTTCTTCGCTGGGATCTGGTGCTTAACACGTAGGGCTGTGATAGCCCTCTGGATGTCTGTGGTCTTGCTCTTGTCGAAGATCACAAACTCCACTATCGTCCAACCCTCCCAGACTGCGATGATCGCCTTGTCAGATCCTAGTCGTGCAATATCCGCAGTGATGTACTTCTTGAGTCCTCCCTTTGGCTTGCCATGTTCATCCATATAGATATGGCTATTTGTGAAGACCGCTGTGATATCGTCATAGTCACATAGAGCATCAGGGCTGTCATCATATTCCCAGTTCCCCAGGACAAGACGCTGGTATATGTTCTTGTTCTTGATCGCTTGCATCTTCTTGATGTACGACTCAGGGAGGTGAGGGTTGTCTGTCATGAACGCCTTGACGAACTTCATGGTCTCCGGGAGCTTGTTCAGTCTATCCGGCTTGTAGAACATCGGGTACAGATATCCCTTTGATGGGTTGCACGTTGTCAACAGCTTGCCGATGATCCCGTGCTCCTCATTCTTCCATCTCCCGATCCTGGTCAGAAGGGTCTCATATCCTAATTGAACGAGCTCACTGCCCTCCTCGATCCATCCATCTGTGTAGTCTAAGGATCCGAACCTCTCGAAGAGGGGATCCCTGGGTAGATATCTGGCGTCGAGCAAATCGATCCTGCTCCCGTTCTCGAATTGTATGTAGTTCCTCTGGTAGTTGATATTGTATTGAGCGAACCCTAACATCTTAGCGATGTCTATGAAGGTGATCAGGGTGGACTGGTGGATCTTTGTCAGTGACTCCCTGGCGATGAACCCCTTTGTCCCTGGATAAGCTAGTCGCCTGGTGATTTGCCAGAAGCAACCGAGGGCAGACTTCCCCCCTCCAGCTGAACCGCCATAAAGGAGTTGCTCTGTCACCTGATCATTCAGGTAGTCATACGCTTGGATCTGTTTGGGGGTTCCCTGCATTTATAAAATTCTTTATTATTTGAGTGATGTCTACAGGCTTGAGTTGTTCCCCTCCGCTTGTGACGTCTACGGTCTCACCATATCCTCGCTCCTTTGCGAGTCTATCCAAGACATAGGTGGAGGATCTGAAGCGAACCTGATCCTGGTCACTGTTTTCCATGAGATCCATCAGTGTGCCCTCTGCTTTGTCCTTGACCTCTTCACGGATGTCTAGGAGTTGAGCCTCGTCTTTGAGCGCTCTCTCCCTTACAGACTGCCGTGTGATGTCTTGATTGTAATGTTCCTTGATATACTGGACAGCCCTAGAATAAAGCCCGGAGGACTCTCTCATTGCGTGCCAAAATTCTATGTCGGAAACTTTTGCCATGTTGACAGGTTTTGTCAGGAGCTTATTGTTAGCTCTTTAGTTAGTTTCATTGTAAATTGTATTTGCTTTTTCTATTGCTTTCTTTCTTGCTTCGTTTCTTGTTCTATAATACGGTTGTCCGTTTGTTATGGTTTTACCTTTATACCTTATTCTATGCTCAAATGATAGATGCTCCATTGCATGATAAAAAGACTCGGCTTGAATGTAAATCCCAACACTATCAAAGAAGTCTACATAACAACCGTATTGCATAGAAAAGGGGAGGTCGTAAAACTCATTAACCGACCATGAGAAGTCTATACTATCTTTAGTTGCTTTGTATTTGATTAACCTTTCTTCTCTTGGCAGCGGTTCCCAGTACCACTCAAATTCTTCTTTTGCTTTATCTGTTAGCATTTTCTTTTATTGTTAGTTCTTTGTCCAGTTTATACTGACTTCTTTGATGAAGCCCCAGATGTCTATGTGGTTGATTGTGCTCATGTCGACCTTTGTCTTGAGCTCGTCCCTGATCATGTTCCAGTGTTGGACGCTTGTCGCCTTGGATAGGCGTTGCTTTGCTAGTGCTATCTGTGTGCCCATGACTATATGGTTAACAGTACATAAATAGCATAACCTACAGCGATAAGAGCCACGAGCCCGGAGATTAATCCAGCTGTCGATGGTTGTGGAGTTTGTTCTTTGTTCTCCTCTTCTTGGTTTGGTGTTCTTGAATCATTCATAATATGTGATTTTTATTTGTTTACTTAAATGTTAAATATACTTGATCGGATCCTTTGAACTTGAAGCTCGCGATCTCGGTGAAGTGTTTATCGTGGAGCTCGTTGTACTTGTTTATGTACTCCTTGACAGCTCTCTTCTGGAGCTGGAGCTTCCCTGTCTTCTTATTGGTTAACACTAGCCCCCTGCTTAGTGCGAATTTTTTGATCCTGTTGTGGAGTGTTTCCTCCCTAAAGAAGGGACTGTCTCCGCTTCTATATCCTGACACTTTTCTGCCCATGGTTATCCTATTAATTTGATTAAACAATAGACCCCCCAGATCAATGACCCGCCACCTAGGACGAGACCGATCACCAGGGCGGTCTTACTTATCTTATTTGTCCTTAATTTCATTTTGTACCTTCTCAGTTAAAGCTTCAAGCTCTGAGGACTTGTACATTCCTGGGAGCTTTGTGACCTTCTCATCTACATCGAGCCCTGGATTGACCACTACGATCTGGTGGATGTCATCTGGTAGGTCGTCCACGTGGCTGTAGATGTCCTTTAGGGCTTCGCTCTTGCACTCCACGACCATGACGGTCTTCTTCCCTTCCTTGGCTTCTTTAAGTTTAACCAGGAAGCTGTCCTTTGATCGTGCCTTGATGTCTGGATATGTCTCCCGGAGTGCTTGAAGGCTTAAGGTTGATGGATCCTTTTGTCCGACTTGTACCTTCACCTCGTCCACCTGGGTCTCGATCCCTGGCTTCTTCTGCTCCTGCTTCTTTGAGTCATACTTGTGCTCATAGTAGTGGATCCAGTTGTACGTGATCAACAAAGCGGTGGCTATACAGCTATCACAGTCCTTGAGCTTCCTGGCTCTCTTGGTTGTGATCGCGGTGATGTCCTCATAGACCTCTGTCATTGTAAGGAATTGCGCCTTCGTGATCTTGCTGTAGTTAATTTGTCCCCTTGTCTCCGCCATATCGCGAAGCCACTGAGGGATCTCTGGAAGTTTAACTTCTGTGTTCATAGAGTTTTGATATTATGTATGTGAATAAAATTGAGAAGGCGAGATCCCTGAGATCTTGCACTTCGTATATGTATAAAACTGGAGCCACTACCAACAAGCTCAGCCAGAAGGTGAAACAAGGGAAACAGTCCAGGATCTTAATGGTCTTTGATCTTCTTATTCCGAGGATCCTGCGGATGTAGTACCCGACATTGATCTCCTCGGTTAATAGTATCGATATAAATAAACTAATAGCTGTGAGCTCCATATCTTTTTCTCGTTTCGATTTTGATAAAATTACAAATTTTTCTAATGTCGCGCCTTAAGATACCAGACTGACGGGATAGTTCGCTCTTATTCTTGTGGGTTGCTATCCACTTGAAGACCTCAACCTCCTCACGGTGTCCTTCATTTGTTAAATCCTCTAGTATCTGGTGGATCTTCTCAGCGTCGTAGACATTATTCTTGTCGCTCAGCTCTATCGCGTGGGTGATGTCTTCATATGGGATTGACTTGATCTTGTACAGCCTCATGAACTCGTCACGGTCGCGGAGCTGTCGGATCATTATCTGATAGAAGTAGCTGTTCGGGTTTGCTATTGTCTTGCCTTCGGTGAAGCGAACAAAGCGGAGGTAACAGTGGTGGACAAGGTCGCGATAGTCGTCTCCCACGAGGCTCCTGGCGTATCTGTATTGCTTCTCTAGATCCAGATCATGATCTTGTCCTTCCATGGGTTCAAATATAAGCAAAAAAAAAGAGCCCGTTGAGGCTCTAATTTCGCGGGGCTACCGCTTTTAGTTGCGGAGGAGGGACTCCAACCCCCGTCCTCCTGGTTATGAGCCAGGCGAGATAGCAACTTCTCCACTCCGCGAGTGCAATGTACTAACTATTTTCTAATATCTCACAGACTTTTTTGATGAGTCTCATCTCTTCATGGGTCTCGTTGTGAGTGTCCTGGTGTTCCTTGTGGAGCTTCTCCAGGTGGTTGACCATTATGATCTTGCAGTTTGTGATGAAGTCAGGGAGATCCTTCACGTCATAGGACTCGATGACCTGGTCTGTCACCTCCTTGGCGACGTCGTACAGTGGTCTGATCTTAACCTTGAAGTCTGTCGCTATGTTATGGATTCCCTCGAAGCCTATGTTTATACCGTCCAGCTGGTCAAGTGTTCCGGGGAAGATCTCGTCCGGTTCTTTCCTTACTCCATAAAGTCTCTCTAATTGATGGAGTTCTGTGAGCGCCAAACCATCGGAGGAGGTTTTCTTCTCCAGCTCTTCCATATCGTTCTGGTGGATCATGAAGTCGCAGGTTCTTAGGAATGACTCAGACCTACATACAAAACGAAGACCCAGATATGGAGGCTCCTTTTTTGTGATCTCTTCTAGCTTGTATTTGTCCTCGCTCATTTCTTTGTGTATTTAATTAGACAGTAAGCCATGACCCTCATGGATCCCCTCCATAATTCAAACAGGTGGAAGTCTCCATCCTGCCAGTGGTGGATAGCTTTGTCGAACTTATTAAACTTGACAGGGCTCACTTGTGTCCCTGCTGGTGTGAAGTATCTGAAGACGCTCCAGGTGTAGCCTTTGGGGAGCTCTATCGGATCCCCTTTAAATTGAATGTTCATTTGATTATTTGTTTAATGAATAAAACTATAAGAACACAGCCACCAACCAGCGCGAGGATGGTGATGGCAATGTTCACAACTATGTTAAGGGTGTTTAAGATCTCAAGCATCCTGTTGGTGGGTTTCCTTGTTAACTACGAATGTATCCATCGCTAGGACACTACCATTTGAGGATCTGGTTGTCCCCAGGTAGGTCATTGTCTGGATGTCGATGTCGATCCTGGAACCTTTAGATCTGTTAATGTGTCCCCTGATGATGTAGATCTCTTTATTGACCAGGAAGCCGAGCTTCGAGCTGGACATCTGAAGGTTCACGACCTTCTCCATGTGCTTGCTTGCATCCTCGTCTGTCCAGATCGTGATGTCTGGAGCGTCTGGGGTGATCATTACACGGCACACAAAGAACTCTGTCTTCTCATGCTGTGCTTGTTTGTATACTTTTGCCAGTATTCTAGGGATGGTCACTGGAAACCTGTTTAAAATGTGGTTCATTGTTTTGAGTTTTGAGTTATTTCGTACAAATATAGAAAAAATACTGTATTAAAATACAGCGAAGCGGTCGGAATAGATCCCCAGCTCCTTGTTGATCTCGTTCCTGAGCCGGATCCTTTGCTTCGGTGTGTAGGTTAAATTCAATGATTCAAGGCGCTTGATAATCTTCTTCACTTTAGGGAGTAGATCCTGGAGCTCTTGCTTTGTTAGCTTCAATGGAGGGCACTGAACTAGATCCTCATCAATAAAGTCAGCATAGTCCACGCCATAGATCTGTTTGACTCCTGCCCTGTACTTTATATGATCCCCCGCCTTCTTGTCATTCGACTCTTAGCTCTGGATGTGGATGTTGTGGAGGTTCAGCGCCAGGGTTCTGTTGTGTCCGACACTGTGGCGGTGTCCCCCTGCCATTTTGCCAGTGGTTCGTCCTGGGTTTGCGATACAGCTCTGACCTTTATCGATGAGCCTGGCGATCAGGTTGATCTTCGGCTGGATCTGGCTGGCTCTGTACTTGTCTGGACTCATGTCCTCGATCTTGAAGGTTCTCTTCGTAGCTTCAGCTGACCGGATCAGCTCCTTCATTGTCGACCCTGTGGCTTTTAAGGCGCTTCTCTTGAGCTTCTCTTGTCCCTCTGTGGTATTTAGTAGAAAATTAGAGTAACATCCAGGACAAAGACCGTAGACCCTTGTGAGGATCACCTCGCCACAACCCTCAACCCCTGAGCCTTTGGCTTTGCCGATCGCTTTGCACGGTTTTTTCTTTGGCTCGATCATGTTGTGGCTGGTGTTGTTTCATAATTAACGAGCCCAGGCGTCTGACTGTTGTCCTGATAGACTTTAACTTGGTAGTCATATAGCCACTCACTACTCGCTCCTCCAGATCCTATCCATTGAACCTGGTATTCGATCGTGCAGTTCTCGACCCCTCGGATACACACACCGATCACCACGCCAGTGAGCTCTGAGTCCATGATTGTGACCTTTGTCCCATTCTTTATAAAGTTCATTTATTTGAAGGTTTAGTTATTTGTTATTGTATTTAGATAGGTTTCTTTTTTGTTGTTCTATTAAAATTCACAGACGCACCCGTCCCCGTTGGTGTCGTCAAATAGATCTAACTGTTCCCCCTGTTGAGCTAGTGCGACCAAGTCCATGATACTCTTGCGATCTCTGAAGAACATATTCCCATAGGTCTGCTCCTGTTCCTGGTGCCACTCTATGAACCTAGTCCCGTATTGTATCGCCTCTATCAGGTTGCGGTCTGACTTCTTCCAACAGAGCTCACAGTTGCCTAGCTTGTTGTGGATACCCAACTGGAAGGGGTTGTCATTATAGAAGTCATTGAGCTCTGGGTTGCCTATAGGCTCATGGAAGTCTGTGATCAGTGGGGCGATGATCTTCTTGTTCGCTTTGATCTCTGTCATGGACGTGCGACTATATAGATCCTCGCGTCTGTATCCGATCGCTTTGATGTAGTTAACTGTCCCGAAGATCTCCTTCGCGAAGCTATGAGCTGGTCGAATCTTTAGGTATTCAGAACAATAAGGAACGACTGAACAAGGAACCCCCACGATCTTGTTCTTGTTCATTTGCTGGATCGCTTCCTTGTATGGTCGTCCAGTCATGTCTAGATTGTGGAACCCGACGAGGTTGTGCTTAACTCCGACGCCCTTCTCTTGTGAATACTTACCTTCTATTAGGTTGAGGGGAATCCCCCAGTGCTCGACTATGTTCTTGAGGAACTGAATGGTCTCAGGACGCTCTTGTCCAGTGTTGCAGAAGACATACAACTTTTTAAGGTCTTTGTACTTCTCACTCGTCTGGATGTGGCGAGCCATAAAAGCGGAGGATCTTCCCCCTGAGACCGTGATCAGTAGGTTCTTATTCATTGCCCTCCATTAAGTTGTGAATCTTCTCGTAGTTTACCAGGCTCATCGAGGTCTTGCCGTCCAGCCACCTCTTGATGGTCTGCGGATTGAGCTCGGTCTTGTCTGCTAGGTGTGCGGTCTTGAGATCCTCACGATCCATGTAGTTCTCGACCTTATTGCGGAGCTGTTGCTCAAAGCTGTCCTCCAGTTTAATCTGCTTGTCTTGCTTCATATTCTTTTATCTTGGTTCGTAAATACTTGCGGAGGTTTGGGATGTCCAGATCCTTCAGCCTTGTAGTCTTGAAGAGCTCGACCTTCATCGGATCCTCCTGTCCTGGGGTCATGAAGACGAGGACGTGATACTCGTCCTCTGTCTTCTTCTTTGTCACCCTCTCCAGGTTGTCCAGCTCGACCGGCGTCAGCCTGTCGAAGTACGGGATCTTGATCACTAAAATAGGTTTAGGCATGGCTATAGCTTTATCTGTTTGATCACTAGGTTGTCCTTCTTGTAGCTCACTTCTGGGAGATCTATCACCTCACCGTCTTGTGAGGCGGTCATCAGCCCCTTCTCCTTAGATATGAAGGCTTGCTTCGCTCTGTCTTCTATAGCGTCAAGCTCTGACTTCTTCATTTGCCAGTCAGGGATCCCCTTGAAGATGAATGTCCTGCCCCCCACTCTCTTCTCAAAGCTGAAACCTTTATGGGTGAAGCTCTTCTCCTGGAAGTTCTCCGCCTCGGTCATTGCTTGCTCCTCGATCTCCTTAATACATTTGTCCACTTGCTTCTTCTCTTCTCGTAGAATAGCCAGGGCAAGAAGTGGAGACTCCTGCCCGTCGATCACGTTCTGAACTAATTCGTGTATGTCCATGGCTATACTTTGAAAGTTAGATCGTAGAATGTTTTCGCTGTGGTTGTCAGTTCCACCAACCTCTGGGCGTGATCATCAGCTATGAAGCCATGGGTCGCGTGGTACAGGTTCGCCTCCTTGAGACACGTCTGCATCTCGATGGATCTCGCCTTGTCTGGATCCTGTGTAAATGGAGCACGCTGTTGAGGATCTCCTGGTGTTTGAGCTGGTGCACTTGCATTAAGTTGCTCGCGCTCCTCCTTGTTTAACGCCTTCGCCTTCATATACTCATGACTGTCTTCTGTGATCTTGTACTCCAGGTTCCATCCTACTTGCTGGACTGACTTCTTCCCGATGTCGATCTTGTCACCGTTCTCCATTAGGAGCTTGTGGTAGATTGTTTGATACTGTCCATATGGTTCCCCCACGTTGTGTACTTCTTTGATTTTACTCTGTTTGAAATTGTTCATTTTGATTTGTATTTGATTATTATTGATTTGAATTTTCTGTTCGGTTCCAGTCCAGGTCAATGTCATCCTTGACCTCGTTTGGGTACTCTAATTTGACACCAACTTGTTGACCTAATTGGATAGCCACCTCGATCACATCGTGGAGCTCCTGGTTCGTCATGTCCAGACAGCTCTTGTCAGCGTCTCCGTAGTACTTGCACAGCTGATCAATCTCATCTATTGAGATGTTCGTGCCGTCCTTAACCATCGCGCTGTGTAGATCCACAAGGAACCCTCCCTTATAAGCCTTGATAAGTTTACTACTTGCCATTCCTAGAAGTTGACCAGCTCCCCGCTATAGTTAACACTCGGGTGTGTTGTGTTCGCTGTGAGTATGTGGGTCTCCACTTTGTCCTCAGCTTCTCCTGGTTGCCTGTAGGCTGTTTTTGTGATCCTGACAATGTCGCTAAGGTTGTGACCCTCCGCCTTTGTCTTCTTCGCTGACTTCAAGAGGCTCTCAAGTGTCGCGATGCTTAGATGTATTTGACTGTTTTCCATTGTTTTGAGTTTAAAAATTTCGTCTAAGTTAATAAAACTGTATTAAAATATAGTTAAAGATTGAAGATTTTTTTATAGTACGGGAGACAGATGCTTGACACCTGGTGACATTGATCCAGGTCGAACATCCCGATGTGGGTCTCATCTGGATCTGTTCCCATTTGTTCAGACAGCCATTTGTACGCCTTGGATCTTGCCTTGTTCTTCGGCATTCCGTTCTTGACTTTGTGCTTCCAGAGTGGATCAAAGTAACTATGTGCCCGTTGTTTTGCCTTCCTGAGCGACTTGTTCGCCAGGCGTCCCATCGGTCTCACCGTGCCCTTGTGACATCCAACCCAGGCGTCGCAGTCCCAACAGACCGCCACACTCTGGTTGTAGTCATAACCATAGACCAGGGTCGAGTCCACGATCCAGGGCGTCGTCTCACAGTACGGGCAGATCTCCCCCTTAAGGATCTTGTCGCGATTAGAGTAGTTCATCCGGGTCTGCGGTTTTGTGTGGGTTGTAAGTGCTCCACTTGTTGGTCGCCATGTCGCAGTTCATTTTGTGGATCCCCAGGATCCCCTCCCTGTTCTTTGCGATGATCACCTCCCCGTAGTTCTTCGAGTCCTCACCGTCCTCTGTGGTCTTCTCACCGAAGTACTCAGGGCGGTGGAGGAAGGCAACAATGGAAGCATCTTGTTCTATCTCTCCTGAGTCTTTTAAATCTGATAAGACTGGACGCTTCTTGGTCTTGTCGGTGTCACGTTTCAGCTGAGCGAGTGCGATCACAGGGATCTGCAAGTTCTGGCTCATGTACTTAACACTGTTTGAGTTCTCTGTCACCGCTTCGTATCGCTTGCTTTTATCGTTCTGGATCTTCTGGACGTAGTCAATGATCACCAGGTCACACCCTTCTGTGTGCTTCATCTCTGTCACCTTCCTGATGATGTCGCGGATGGTGTGAGCACCGTCGAAGATCTTGAGGTTGTCGATCTCCTCACGTTCGTGTAGTGACTTGATCATGTTGATATCCTTCTTGTCGCACTTGCCGTATTTGATTTTGTTGCTGTCGATCTCTGTGAAGTAACTGACCACCCTCCTCATCATCTGAGTCCTGGACATTTCAAGAGCGAAGAACGCGACCTTCTTGTTGTCGTCCATGATCTTCTTGCAGGCTACTGTCACACCGAAGGAGGTCTTCCCAACCGATGGACGAGCTCCCACGATCATCACATCCACATCCTCCAGGAGCACCTTCTCGCTCATGTTACTGAAGCCGAGCTCCATCCCTGGTAGTTTCCCCTCCTTGGCTTTATCGTGTGACATGATCACGTCCTCAATCGTCCAGTGGTTGTCCTTGTCCTCAACCTCCTTGTCTGTTAAGATCTCGTTGATCTCTGTGGATCTAGTGATGTAGTCGTCGATCGTGAAGGTGTCCTCATGGATCTGTTGCTGTGTTCGTTGTAGGTGGATCTGAACCTGGCGCTTGTTGTGCTGAGCTCTGAGCTCGTTGATCAGGTTCGTGAAGCTCAAGCTGTGCATGGAGGAGTCGCTTGTGATCTGGCTGATCTTGCCGATCATCCCCTTCTCCAGCATCTTCTTCTCGCGGAGGTGTTGAGTGACCCCCAGGCTGTCGTGTGGCTTGCGCTGTCTGATTAAGTGATCGATGGATGAGAAGATCTTTTTGTGTAGTGAGATCTCAAACCACTCGACGCTCATCTTGTTTACTATTGTCTGGATCTGTTGGCGGTCATGTGATAATAAGACCCCCAGGACTTTGGCTTCAATGTTCATTTGTTTCGTATTTGTCTTTGTAGTATTGTTCTGCTAATTCTTTTGTTGTGTCTTCGTTAAACATTATATAATAACAATTCCCATTTTCTTCTACCTTCTCCATTTTGACATCTTTAGGAAAGGTGCTTGTGATAGCCTCTATAATAGCTTGCTTAAACTGTTCTTCAATTAGGTCTAAGTACGCCCTTACTGAATCGGTTGCTATTGCGTAGTCGTGATTTTTTTCATTCTTATCTAACGCATTTCTTAACTCTTGTATTGGTGTTTTCATGCTCGTGGGTTGTATTCGTTAATGTCTTCTGTTGTGGGTGCCTGGCTGAGGAACTTGTCCAGCTTGTCTGGACGACTGAAGAACTCAGGGGTCAGGTGTTTGTTCTTTGGCGTGGTGCCCTGGTGATAGTCGTCCATGCTCGCTATCTTGATAGCCTGGTGAATATCCTCCTGGGTGAACCCTTCTTTTATCCTGGCTTTGTATTTGTCCCTAATGGATCCAGGGATCAGCTTGTGCTTCTTCCCTAGTGTTGTATTCAAATAAGACAGAAGAAGATCAAAGTCGATATTATTCTCTTCTTTACTTTGTTCTATAGTACTTACTTCTATAGTACTTATTAGTTGATCGGTTGACGGTTGACGGTTTTCCGTCACCTGGTTATCCATGAACACGTGAACGTGCAACTGGTCAGGAACATCTGAGACGATCCAGTGGTGTCCCTTAAATCTTCCACCCTCATCGGTCTGTTGTTCTCCGTTGATGTAGCCGATCTTCTCCAGGAGCTTGAAGGATTTATCCAGGCTTTGACGTCCCTGTCTGAAGTGTTTGTAAAGCTGTTGCTTTGTGACGTTCCAGTTCGCTGGCTTGCTTAACAAATAAACAAGGAGCCCAATCGCTAGGGCGTCATCAATGTGTTCCAGGATCTCGTTCGGGATCACCGTGTAGTTCTGTGAGTGTTTACTTCTTCTTATCATTGTTTTGAGTTAATTGATTATTTGATAGAGCTCCCAGCCTTTAGGGAGTTCGTGGTGTTTGAATTGTTCAGCCAGGTGGTCGTAGTTAGGGATCCCCTGGATCAGCTGTTCTTCAGTGTAGTATGTTGCGTTCTTGTGTCCCATACCGATCGATGTGGGGATCTCCATGTGAACCCTCCCAGACATCCCCTGGATCTGTTTGAACATTACGCTCCTGATGATATTGAAGTCTTCGCTGATTTGGTCAAGATCCTGCCCGTCTCTCCAGGCTTTACGGATCTTTGTCTTCTCCTTATTGTTCAGAGTTCTGCGTCGGCTCTTGCGAGCGTAGACACCTTTGTAGATTTTTGACATATTCTTGTTTTGAGTTGGTCAAATATAAGAACTATATTTTAATACAGTTATAACAAAGCGAAAAGGAGATCTCTCGATCTCCCTCTCTAACTCAAAACTATGCGAGCCTGGAAGGACTCGTATTGTCAGCGGTAAATATAGTTATTTAAACCCGAAGAACAACAGGACTGTCTCAATGATTGCAACCCCTGAGACACCCACCACGATCCACCTGGTTCTCTTCAGTTTCTTCCTGGTCTTCTCGACCTCTCCCTGGAGCTCTGTGTTCTGGATCATGACAAGATTGTACTCGTCCTTTAGATCCTCTGATAGTTCTTTGTAGATCTTGGTGATACTGTCACGGTGCACTGAGTTTGCCCAGCACTCCAGACAAGCCTTGTCCATCTGATCAGTGTAATGAATCCCCGTACAAGTATCTGAGGAAGTAGGCTGTCCGTAGACTGTCCCTGGTGCTCCTGTTGCTGTTATGAATAGCAACACTGTCGCGATCAATAAGTTCTTCATAGTGTTCGATTTTAAGTTGTGACTCTCGGATCTTGTAGTCTATTGCTGTGGGGTCTGGCTGAGGACACTCGTGCCTGGAGATCATCACCGCCAGGATGATCATCACCACCGTGATCACAAGAGCGTAGACAGCGATCCAAAACTTTGCTTTGTCTGTGATCTTGATCATCGTCCTGTCTCTATGTCAGTGATACGGATCTTGCACTTCCCTCCATCCAGGAGATGACGGGCAACCTTTGGATAGAATTGTCGATACGCGTCTGTAGATCCTGAGCCTGTCATAGTCTTGCTGTTAATAGAAGTATTGACAAGCGGACATCCAGCTGTGTCATCGTCATCGTTTCCTATATGAAGTAGCACGAACTGGAAGGTGATCCCGTCCTTGATGATTTTCCAGTCTGGAGCGTTATGGATGCACAACATCCCAGCGTGGAACTCTGGGAACTTCTTGGAGTATCGTGCGTGGAAGGATCCCTCCAGTCGTAGATCCACATCATACTCTCCCTCAAGGATCCGCATCTCTCCCCACTGCTTGACGTGTGCCTCCTGGTCTTCGACAATGAAGCACTCGAAGATCCCGTTAATGTAAAGGATCCCGATAGTCGTGTCACCGTCGTCCTTCATTCTCTTGAGCTCTAGGATCATGTTCTTCTGTTTTGGATCTGGCTTTGTACTTGGTTGCTTCGGTGGTCTCATTGTTCTGGTGTTTGGTTAGTTGCTGACTTGTCGATCTTCTTGTTCCACACAGTAAGACCCAGGGCTGTCCCTGAGTATGTGATGAACCCCCAAAAGACAAACTCGTGCACCTCAAACTCTGTCACCACCGCAGGGGCGAAGGCGTACAAAACCCCTACCCAGAACGCAGAAAATGAAGCCCATCTTTTTATGGATTGCTTCCCGCTTAATTCTTTCAAAGTTGTGAATAGTTTCATGCTGGTCGCTTTAAGTTGTTGATCTCAGCCTCATGGATCCCGATGATCTTCTGGTTCTCTGTGCTTACCTCTGTGAGCTTCTCCATGAGATCCCCCTGCTTGTCTTGTCTGCCTTCGATAGTCTTGCGATCCCTCACATATATGTATCGCAATAGTCCGAAGATGATCACAAGCATCCCGGCAAGAGCCAGGAGTGGCATCCAGTTCCCATCATTAGCGTGCTCGATGCTGTTCTTTAGTTCTTTAATGACCTTGTCGTCCATCTTATTGTTCGTATTTAATTAGCTCTTGCTCAACCCAGGCGTCAACCTCTTCGCGTGTCCAGTCTCCTGTGTATGTAAACCCGTCAAGACGAACCCCAAAGGAGACGCTCTTATTGTTTACGGATCCAAGTGATAGGACAATGTCAACACCGCAGACATCAAGCTCGTCATATATCCCTACGACCTCGACACTCGGGTTAACTATTGAGACATTGAATTGATCAAATTGGTATGTTTTATTTTGTGGCATAATCTTGTTGTTAAAGACCGAGGTCTGCGTTTGTGAACTCCCGAACTGGGACATAGTAGTCAAAGGTTGACAATGTTGTCTTAGCTAGGACGGCAACAGTGACCCCAGACTGTTGGAAGGCGTGAGCTCTTGTTGTGTTCTTTAAGTATGTCGTGGATGACCAATATCTTCGGAAGCCTGTCCCATGATTAAATGGGCTGTAAGCCATTAGGCTGGTCAGCTCTTTGTCCCAAATGTTGAACATCTCGTTAAAGTTGGCTAGTCGGCAGTCGCTATATGTCCCAAAGGTTCCTGCGACACAGGCGTCAACAGCTCCATCAAAGTCCACATTATTTAACTCCGCCCTGTAATATCCGAGCGCTTCACTCCCGTCGTATGTAGACCAGTCGATCACCCAGTCATTCGCATAGGTCTGACCTCCCAGCGTATCGGTGAAGCGGTTGGTGTTCCCGAAGGGATTGTTTGAGGGGAGTGTTGTGAAGTTAGTCTGTCGACCCTTCTCAAGATCTCCATCGTCTCCAGTTCTGTAGCTTATTGTCTGCCCTGTTTTTAAGATCTTCTTCCCTACGCTTCCAGTATCAGGTTGACAGGTGAAGTCCTTACCAGCTGGATAGGATGAGCTACTTCCATCTGAGTCTGTCACAGTGATGTCTGGAACAGTCAGTTCAGCGTCTACAGCTGAAGGCTGTGCAATGTTCGCGATGAGCGTGGTGTCTTCTGAGTTCTTTGCTGTGACGGTTATATCATCAAGCTCCAGATCCTCCTGTGCCAGAATGTTCTGGCTGAAGGAGTCGTCACTGTTCGAGACATTGCTGTCTGTTATTGTGATAGATCCACCACTCACAACCGTGCCGATCTGAACCTCGTCACTATTGAAGATTAAACCATCAGCACAAGTCACCGGATCAGGAAGCTCTTGCTCGAAGTCATAATCATCTAACGGAATAGAAGCCAGACAGACAGCGTCCTTAATGTCCAGTTGAACCTGCATAGTGTACCCAGCCACAACGTCACCACCTCGCTGGATGAACTTGTTCGCCACAGCTGAGCGTACAGTCACGAGCTTCTTCCATCGTCTACTCTGTTCCATTACGCTGTAGATGTCGCGACAGATTTGAGCCATGTCACTCTCTACGTCCTCAATACTTTCATAGGCTTCATTGTAAACATCACACACATAGATCACCAAGGTAGTCGGCACAAGTTTCCTCTCCTGGTTTAATCCAGTCAGGTACGCGCCCATCAATGGATAGACCTGTTCCTCCTCTTGATATGCTCGAAGAAAGTCTCCCCAGAAATAGCTTTCCAGGTTCTTGTGAGCTGTCTGAATTGCCTCCAGCTCGACCCGTATGTTGTTAGGTGTTACTCTCATTATGTGTAGACTTTTGCAAGTACGCCCTGGATGCTTGCGCTCATCTCTTTGTTGTTGGCTCCAGCTGTTGCCCTCATCCTGATGTCTGAGTTTGCTGGAATGATTAGGTACGGCTTGAACTTGTACCCGCCATCTGATCCAGACGCAGACGCAAAATCCTGCACATCAATAAAAACCCCGCCTTTGTTTCGGATCTCTAGGTGGAAGTCTCCGTACTGTAAATTCTTTTCAAGGACGTTCCCCCGGATAGTTGTGACAATCCAATAGTCAACGCTCGACAAAGTTGTCGCACACTTCTCACTGGAGTTGAGTCCTGCCGGGATTGTACAGTGCACCTTCGTGCCGTCTGTAGGAACCCCCCCCACTATAGCCGTGTCCTGATATCCGTAAATTGTACCCACTAGATCCGTGCCGTTGTTGTTTCTGATCCTAGTCATACGAGCCAGCGGAGTACCAAGGACAGCCTTGTTCTGTCCGTCAAGTGTTACGGTCTGAACCTTGAAGTGGAAGTCTCCGTTCCCGTCTATGGTGTGACCCTCAACCCGAACCTCCTCAGTGTCCGATCCCTCACTACTGGAAAGGGTGTCGATTAAGTTGTCACTGATGTATGTCTCGTTGTAAGTTCCAGACTTATGTGACATGATCGTGGTCTTCGTGGTTTGTACCTCTTCAGTCCTTCCAAACTTTAAAAGGTCTTTGTCTTTTGAGGTGACACTCACCTGGACACCGAACTCCTTTTCAATGTTTTCAAGTGCGTGTAATATCCATGGATCTCTATGTTCGTGGGTCTTCATTATTGTCCTTTTTTTTATGAGTTAAAAAAGCCGTTTTTCATTCTGTTGACACTTCTCTGTGGGGTCAGTATATTCCGACCTTGTCGAAACCGTTCGTTCGTTAGAGGTCACGAAAATGGAAAACAGGCTATTTGCATTTATTAATTTTTTTTACTATGTGAAACTGTCTTTTTGTTCTTTTTTCTCCCATTTTCGGAGTCAAAGAATTGTCTCAATTTAGTCCTTGTTTTTGGTGTGATCACTGGGTTCATATCTCTAAATAAAACTAACTGTATTCGCTCCGCCCTTCTTCTTAAATGGCGCTCTGTTTTCACTGTTCTGTGTCCATGTTTTGTATGTGGCAAACTCGTCAATGTTGTCACACAAGTAACCGATTAAGTCATCTCTTGCGATGTCGATGTCCTCTGTGATGTCATCCTCAAGTCTCACACTTTCGCTCTCACTCACCGCCTGGATATGTTCATCCTGAGCCTTCCCCGCAGTCTTCGCCATGATCTTGTAGGTGAGTGCCTTGACACTCTTCCTATCACAAGCGCAAGCCATGAGTGGCTGGATGTAGTCCTCCAGACATTCAACTTCCTTAGCTGTGAGATCATCGTCAGCGATCCCTGTGCTCAGTCTCTTATAAAAAGCTGTTCCAAGTATCGGACGGACAACCGCCTTCTGTACTCTTAAAGTGACCACCTCCAGGATCTTGTCGTCCACGTTCTCCTGGATCAGTGCCAGATCCTTCAAGTCTTCGGTTCCT